AACCCGCAAAGCCAAGCCATCCGCACGCACTCGCATGAGCTTCAATTCAGCGGTCTCGAACGTGACCGGGCAAATGCACGTGGAGCCCTGGGCGAGTATCTCATCAAGTTTCAGGTGCCGGGCGATAACTCGGTTCCCGTGATTTCCGATGGGTCGGTGAGCCGTGACAATTGGATTCGCTGGGCCGAAGGGGCATGGTTCGACGTGAAGGAAACGAACACGCTGAACGTCAAGGAGGCTCGTTCGCCGGAGGATACTCGCCATATCTGCCCGTTCGTTCTGGACGTGCCGGAGCGGCTCATCCGGCTTTTCACCAACGACGACGAAATTGTGTTCGATCCCTTCGCCGGCATCGGTACGACCGGCTATATGGCGATCAAGCTGGGCCGTCGGTTTTACGGAACCGAAATGAAACCAGAATACCATGCGACGGCTTTGAAGAACCTGGACCGTGCGACGAAGGCGGCACAACAATCGAAAGCCTTGGAGTTGTTTACGTGAAGCCACTGACCTACCTTGCCTGCCCGTACTCGCATCCCGACCGATTGGTTCGGGTCTCTCGATTTTGGACCGCGAATCAAGTCGCTGCGATTCTGATGCGGCGTGGACTGAAAATTTACTCGCCTATCAGCCACTCGCATCCGATAGCGGTAGCCGGCGACTTGCCGCTAGGCTGGGACTGGTGGCAAGAGTACGACCGGGCGTTTCTGTCGCACGCCAACGCCATGTACGTGCTGTGCATAGACGGCTGGCGAGAATCGAAAGGCGTGGCCGGTGAAATCGCCATTGCCAGGGAGCTTGGGTTGCGGATTGTGTACGTCGATAGGGATGCTTCGCTCTTGACAGAACCCGCCCCGTAACGCCAAGATTGAACGCATCGGGCCAGTGAGGGTCCCGCCTTTCCGGCGTGCAGACTGAGCTGCAACCAGGCCAGCCATTGCACGCCCATGTTGCTCATCGACTCAGCTCGGCTCGTATATCGTGGCCCTCGGCCGACGCTCGCCGACTTGCAATCCAACGGCATTCGTTCGGTCGTCGATCTCGAACCTAGCGGCAAAGGCAACGACGAACTGCGGCGTGCAGGCATCGTCGTGTTTGAAATCCCGATGAGCAGTTTCGCCAGACCCAGGCTTGATGATGTTCAGCTTGCGGTACGGTGGTTGCTGAAACTTGCGCCCAGAGTCATGGTCCATTGCCGTAGGGGTCGCTCACGTTCAGGCGTCGTCTGTGCCGCATTTAGAACCTGGATCAGCGGTTTCACGATCGAGCAGGCCATCCAGGAAATGAAGGAGTTGCGTTTCGAGATTTTCAAATATTGGTGGTGGATGCCGAGGATCAAGCGGATTATCGGCACGCCATCTCCGTTCACGGCGGGAGCGTAATGGTAGCTTTCGCCAAAAGAAACGAGCCGAACAGCAGGAGTGAACTGCCGTCGGCTCTAAGCAGGCGAGCAATGTTGGCAAGCGGCGTGACGGAACTGCGTCGAAATACAAGGGTGTTTCTCGCAGGGGCAGGCGATGGATGGCGAGAATCAGCGTTGACGGCGCAGGAAATCAGCGTTCTGTCGGTACGTTCGGGACCGAGCGTGAAGCTGCTGAAGCATACGACCGGGCAGCAAAAGAAATATTTGGCGAGTTTGCTTATTTGAATTTTCCCGACCATCAACCTGTTTAACGAGGAACCAATGAACGATACCGTACTCGTCGGCTTTCAACTTCGCCGTCACCGTCGCCTCTTGCAGCGTGGCGACACAACCTACGTTCCGGCCGGCTCGACGCCAGAGGAATGCCTTGCGGCGATCGAGAAAGCGTTGGCTGACGATCAGGCGAGAACCGAAGTCGCCACGACGATTCGAGAAGCGGCAGGCTTGCCAGCGGCAGCCACGACAGGCGGCCGTGACTGGGCGAAGTTCTTTGCGGCTTTGGCCCAGTTCTTTGCGGTGATCCTCCCCATCATCCTTCAGCTATTTGGCAAGCCGGGCATCCCGTTGCCGATTCCCTCTCCTTCTCCATCGCCGTCGCCCGGCCCAACGCACTCGGCTATCGGAGGGATGCCAACGGATTTCAGCATTGGCGACTTGGCAAACATCAACTGGCAGCAGTTGCTCGCCGATGCCACGACTGCCATTGCCACGATCCAGCAAATCCTCGCCGTTCTCAAGGCGACAAAGGGAGCCGGTTGATGATCGAAGTCGCAATCACGAACGACAGCACGATGCTCACTGACGCCGAAGTGGCGAACGTCATTCCGGCGTTGCAGGCCCAGGTGACGCTCGACTTCTGCCCGGTCTGGGGAATTGATGCGACGATCAAGTTCTACCCGAAGGGAACGATGCCACCGGCGACGGCGTGGCGGCTATCGGCTGCCGACGACAGTGATCAGGTTGGCGCCGGCGGATACCACCTAACGAAGCTCGGCGTGCCTTACGGGTACGTGTTCGTCAAGACCGACATTCAGGCGGGGATGGCGTGGAGTGCCACAATGTCCCACGAGCTGCTCGAAATGTTGGCGGACCCATACGTAATGTGCGTGGTGGACATCGCATCGAACGGCGGATTTCTTCGTGGCGGAGGGACGCTCTTGCCGCAGGAAGTGGCCGACGCTCCCGAATCCGACGCGTTCGGATACGCTCGACCTGGGGCTGATGGCAATTCGGTTCGGCTTTCGGACTTCGTGACTCCGAGCTGGTTTGGCTCGCCAGTTCCGCCGAATGGCTACCCAGGCTGCAAGGGCTCGTTTGACTTCACCGGCTCTTGCACAGCGGCATTCCAAATTTTGAGTGGAGGCTACATCGGTCGGAAGACCTACCGCGGTGCAAGTCAGTGGGGGACCGTGCAGGGCCGCATGGTCGAAAAGGCGCACATCCTGAAGGACGACGGCACAATCATGGCGGACTCGGAGATTCCGAAGTTCAGCCGACGTGACCGGCGATTGAAGTCTCTCGATACTTTGGCTCGACCGCCGCTGTCATTTGCGGTGCCTGCCGGGCATGAAGCCGTTTCGGCTGTGTTCCCGCCGCACCTGTTTTCGCAATCCGACGAAGCACCATGACCACCCAATTCACCCTTCAACTCGTCGGCCTTTGTACGCTCGCCATCGTGTTGGCGGCGATGCTGTTCGTGCCGCTGTTGAACCGGGACAAGCCTTCGGTCGGCGAGATGCTGGGCGTTCTCGAAGGGCTTGATGAGAACATCGACACGATGGCCGCTGGACCAGAGCCGATGAGCCGCACTGCTCGTTTCCTGGCGAAGAAGCGCATTGCGTGGCTGCGCCAGGCGGTGCAGGGGCAGCGACCCAAGGAGATCACATGAACCCACGGCGTACTTTTCTCGGCACGGTTTTCGGCGGCCTCGCTGCGGCAGTTGCGGGGCTGTTTGGAAAGTCGGCGGCCGCCAAGGAAGCGGAACATGCCACATGGACCATGAATTACTCGGTCTGCTTCGATGATGCAGACATCGAGCGACTCAAAGAGCAGGGCCGTTGCATGGAAGCCTGCCGCATTATGCGGGAGCACGGCTTCTCAATGAAATTTGCCTCTCCAATATTCAGGCACTTCGGTGACGATCGCCAGTGGTTTTTAGCGAGCAGCGATGGCTGGCTCTCTCATTGGCACAGCAATTTGCCAGCGATTTCCGACCCCGTTGACGCCCTAATTTCTGCCGAGCCGCTCTACCTCGCCTGGAAGGCGGATCAGCCTGCCCAGGTCAAGGCGACGTTTGTTCCCAAGGCTGAACCAGAACCGCTTTCGGTTGAAGAGTTGATGGACGTTCGTGAATATCTCCGCGAATCTGGGCAGGCATCGGCGTAAATGCACTCTCGCCGGCTATCAACCTTCGAGTGGCAATCGGCACTTGGCGTGCTGCTCGTGGCGGCGTTCCTGGCGTGGTGGAATCTGCGATGAGCAAAGTCGAATACGAATGCCAAGAACCGTTCGACATTGACAACGGCGAACTTGATTCGTTTTCGCGTCAAGAGTGCTTCACATTCGGCGTTGAGTGGGGGATGCTCCGCGAAGAACTCGATACGGGGCGTGCTGTCCAACGCACGATTCACGCTGCAAACTCTGAGCGTTTCCAAAAGATGTGCGAGCGGCGTGGTCGTGAATTTCGACTCGAAAAGATCGAAGGCTACGACGAATGGATCAACGCCACGGTCGAGGCAATGTAGATGACCTCAAAGCAACTCCGATACTTGATTGCCGCCTTCATCGTCGGGGCGATTCTCGCCATCGGAGTCGCCATCGCCAACGCCGAGTACGAGCCGAAGCTGACGTTGCCTCGCATCCCTGAAACCGAGTCCGACAACCCTTGGTCCGTCGGCGGGGCGCTCTTGGGTCAACAGTTGTTCTTCGACAAGAGGTTATCCGCCGATGCTACCGTATCGTGTGCGACGTGCCACATCCCGAAGTTTGTCTGGACTGACGGCAGACCACGGGGCGTTGGCATCCTTCTACCGAGTGTCAGGCAGCAACTCTCGGTCGAGCAACTCCACCAACTTGCCGTTCAGAGTCCAGAAAGTCGTGACTCTCGATTGCGATTCGTCGGCCACCGTGATACGCCGACTATTCTGAATGCCTGTTTTCAAAGGTTGTTCTTTGGCGATGGCCGAGCAGAATCGCTAGCCGGTCAAGCCGCCGAACCGATCCAGGATGCCGGCGAGATGGGATTGACCGCTGCCCAGGCTGTCGAGCGAATCAGCGGCGTGCCGGGTTACGTGCAGCAGTTCGAGGCGGTGTTCGGTGGACCCGTGACGATGGACCGCATCGCCGCCGCAATCGCATCGTTCGAGCGGACGATTCAAGTCAAGCTCGATACCGTGCCGTTCTTGCGTTACTTGGACGACGACCTGGACGCTCTGACCGAAACCGGCGTGCGTGGTGCGTTGCTGTTTGTCGGCTCTCGCGGTGCAGCTCAGGCGAAGGTGCTGCGAGAGAAAACTCCCGATGAGGTTCAGCAGTACGTGTTGAGGAACTTCACGAACAAGGCCGGCTGTGCCCAATGTCACAACGGACCCGACCTGCGGAACGGTCAGTTCGTCCGCAGCGGCGTCGGAGCCAACGGCGTGGACCAGGGTCGTGCCACCATTAACGACAACCAGCGGGATGTGAAGAAGTTCAAGGTGCCGGGGCTCTTGTTGGTCAACCGCACCGCACCCTACGGGCATGATGGCTCGGTGCCGACGCTCGCTGAAATGGTCCGCCGCTACAACGTTGGGATGCAAGCGTTCGACGGTCGAGCCGACGCACGTGTTGCGGCACCGCTGGGCATGTCGCCTGATGAAGAGGCGACGTTGGCGGCGTTCCTTGCGGGGGCACTGGACGGGGAATTTCCTATTCTTGAGGAGCCGGAGTTGCCATGAGCCTTTGCTTGATGCCAATCAAGAAAGCAGTCGAAACGCTGAATGCACACAAGCATCGTGGGCGACAGGATTGGTTTTGGAACAGTGCCGACGGTGAAGTCCAAACGTCGAACGACAAGGGCGAAGGCTGGCAGCGCCCTGGGTATCCAATCCATCCCGTTGATGCGGCGATAATCGCTGCCTATTACTGGCACGGAATGTACGAAAGCGATGCTGTGGCAACGGTGACGGAGAACGAAAAATGAACGCCATCCTTCTGACATTGCTCCTTTCCCAAACGCCGACCATCGAAGGCGACAAGTCGATTGTCGTCGGGGACGTGGCGGAGCTGACGATTGCCAACGCCGGAGCGGACGTGACGAGCTCCGTTTGGCTTTGGCAACCGAAGGCCCCCAAGACCTGCAAGGTGAATGGCACGCTATCCCGCTTGGTCGGGAACCGTGTCCCTGCCAAGTTTACCTTGACGGTCGTGCTGGCGTTCAAAGACGGGCATCAATCGACGTTGCAGGACGAGCTTGAATTCATCGCAGCGAGCGAACAGCAGCCGACGGTAGCGAAGGCGCCGGCTGCGATCCTGCCGTTCCAAGCACTCGCACCGAAGCCTGCCGAGCCGCCGGACCTGTGCAGCGAGCCGGTCGCTTGGGCATCGAAGGTCAAGAGTGCGAACCTCGCCGCCGAGTGTCGTGCCTTGTCTGCTGGACTCTCGCAACTTGCGACAGCTTGCGAGCTGGGCCTTGTGTCGGCCGAGGCGACCTTGAACAACGTCGATTACCTCGACCAAGTAACCAAGGATGTTGGGACCGTCTTCGCTGTGGCCTTGGGCAAAGACGGCTTTGGAGCCTGGGCGACGTTTGCGGATCGCTTGTCGTCGGCGTTCGACGACCTTGAGGCTGCTGGCTGTCTTGAATCAGCGGAGGATTACGCTGCGGCGTTGGGCGATGTGGCAGGGGCGTTGGCGGAAGTCGCGGAGCAAAGCGAATGAAGTCTCCAATGCCGTTTGTTTTGTTGCTCGCCATTCCGGGCGCCGGTTCAGCAACAGCGCAGGTGACGACACGGCGACGGGGCTTGCGGAGGCGATGATGATTGCACATGGCGATATTGAGACGGTGAACCTACGGACTAATGAATGCCGAAGGCGCGTCGCCGGTAACGGAGAATTTCGGCTCGAATCGCTCAGTATTCCTGGATTGAAGCCAGTCAATGCCGCCGATCTTTCTGAGTACGAACGGGCAATGAAAGAAGCTATCCCGGACATAATCAGAGCGGTCGAACGGCGAGAACGATTGGCGGCTGAGGCTCGGCGACGAATTCTTTGAGCGGAGGCGATGATGATTCACATTCGCATCGACAACGAACGGATGAACAGCAAGAGGCGATTCGCCTGCGGAATCGGTCCTGAACTTCCTCCCGGCGACCAGTACTTTTTCGAATCAGAGAGTCTTGCGTTCATCAGGTCAGATTGTCCCGGCTGTAATCCCGGTGGCCCTCACAAACTCGGAACGCCGATTTCTCAAATCAGCGGTCGTCCTGGGTATCCTGGATTTGAGGAATTTTGCCGGATAGCGGTGGGGCTACCCATGACGCAAGTTCTCATGTTCTCGATTGACGAGCAGGTATCAAGAGACGAAGGAGGTTTTCCGATGGCAGTTCGAGCAAAGGTACGCTGCAACGCAAAGACCGGCAGCGAGGTTCATTTCACCACGGTGTACGAGCCGGATTCGTCAAAGAACGACGAGAACGCCAGGTTCACCACGGCAACGCCGTGGGGTGACATTCGCATGGGGATCAACAATCCGGCTGCGATCGAGCAGTTTGAAGTCAACAAGGAATACTACGTCGATTTCACGCCGGCCACACCAGTCTGACGTACGGAGCTTGGGACGGTACAAGCCGAACAGGATTAGGGAGTTGCATCCTAAGTAGCCAGGGGCCTGCACGGCAGGCAGACCAGCGAATCCTATCCGCGACAGGCCGGAGAGACGGCCGCCTTTGAAATGCCAAAACAACCCAATTCAAATGTGGCACAACGGACCTTGGCTACCATTCCCGCATCTCCTTGCCAACGCCAGAGCAGCAAGTCGATGTCGGGAGGAGAGAAAGAGCCAGTACCGCAGCCATTCGGTTGGATTGCCGTGGCTGTTCAGGATGGTGGCTTGCGACTGATGCTCGAAGACATTGGGGCGGCGTCAAAGCAACGCAGCGAAGTCGAAAAATACGTGGAGGAGAACTCGGCAGTTGTCTTCGAAATTTTGCCCATTTATCGGCAGGACGATGGCACCGAATGAAACGCCACCTCAAGTTTTCGCTCCGCACGCTGTTCTTGTTTGTCACGCTGGTTGCAGCGTATTTCGGTGGTTGGCGGCATGGCTTGCGACAACCGATAGTGGCGGATCATTCACTTGTGTTGTTCAAAGACCTAAAGCCTGGCGACTTTTTCTTTATCCGAGGCGCTCGTAAACAAGACGCCAATCTCTACGTGAAAATAGTTCCGACGAAATTTATCGGGTTTACGTTCGAGGCCGAAAGGGTGTCTCTTGACGGCACTCCGCTCAGATTGCGATCGTCTTCATACAAGCAGCACGAATTGCCGGTCAATTGGCGGGATTCTGAGTACATGATCGAAATTCAGCGTAACGCCGCAGTTGAATACGTACTTAATCCAATCGAACGATTTCTCGACAGTGACGCATCAGGGGCATTGGCGGAAGTTGCGGAGGGCGGCGAATGAAAAACATCGAACGCTGGTGCTTCGCGATTACATTTATGGTTGTTTATGCTGCCTTTGTTTCGTCGCTGTATAAAATCGAGTCGCTCAAAAAGGAAGCCGGCTACGACTCTTCCGGCCACCGAACATTCCCCGCCGAGAACCGAGCCTATTGGTCGGCCGTGAAAGGCTGCGAGCCGCCGACGTGGCCGGGAGCACAAATCGTGTACGTGAAGGAGAAAACCAATGCGGAAGCTTGCGATTGCGTTGATTGCCGTTGCCGCGTGTGCGACTGCGGAAGTCAACACGCAGATTGAAGCCGGCACCGTTGCCGAGCATCGGGCTCGCACGCAGGCCGGCACAAGCCGCTGGAAGGCGTGGACGAACCTGAACTCCTCCAAGCAGGGCTTGGCACGTGAGACGGGCCGGGCGCCGGTTCAGCCACAGCGGCAGGTGACGACACGGCGGCGGGGCTTGAGGAGGCGATGATGTCAGCCGTGATGGTCCGTGAATTGACGCAGGAGGGGAAAGAACAACTCGGCTTGGCTCTGCTTTTGCTTCGAGACCTGAAACGAGAAAACTGCAAACCAGAAAATGCGGCGGACATCTTTGCGATGGTTACGGAACTTGCATCACATTGCGGCGTGCTACGTGAATTTCAGGACTTGCTCGGCAAGGTTCCGCCAATGACGATTCAACCAAAATGACTTTTATCGGGGCATCACTTACGAAAGGATTGACATGAAGACTTTGATTCTCGGCCTTGCGGCCACCTTTGCGTTCTTGGCTTTGACGGACGACGCCAACGCTCAACTGATTCGTCGGCGGCGTAGCGGCGGCTGCTCGTCGGGCAACTGCAATGCCTCGCTGAGCGGTTGTGCGCCCGGCTCGGCCTGTGCGGCCGGCAATGCCAATGCGGCGTTGGCCGTCGTGGCCGCCCCGGTGGAACCCGTAACGGTCGTGGCTCCATCCGTCAGCCGTTCGTCGGCATCGGCAACGGTTCGCAGTCGGCAAGCGATTGCTCCATTCGCCAACGCCAGGGCGACCGCTGCAGCTCGACGTGCCGATCGGCTGAACGCTCGCGGCAACACGATTCGGGTCCGCTCAAGCAGCCGAGTCAGGCTATCGAGTCACGACTTCCGGGGCGCCGCCGAGGCGGCTCTGGCGAACAACTCGATCGAGGTTGCCCAGGCTGAGATACGCTGAGATCACTCGAAGCGGCCGAACGCTAGGGCCGCACCATCCGCCGCCGGGGGCGATATAGCATTGCCCCTGGCGGTTTTAATCACGCACCGCCCCATTCAAAAAACAAGTCGATAATTTGAAACGAGGTGAATCATGAGATTTCTGCTTCTATTCTTCGCAGCCGTTGGGCTGCTTGTCGCCGACGCTTCGGCATCATGCCACGGCACAAAGGTCGCCGTGCGAAGATCGTGGTACGTCGCACCGCCGACTGCTCAAGTCGTCGTGGCGGCTCCCGATCCGCAAGTTCAGGCCGTCACGACCTACCGGGCCCGCACGGTTCTTGAACCGATGACGAGCTATCAGGTCGTCCAGCCTGCCGCTACGAGCGTTCGTGTGCGAGCCGGCTTGTTCGGCCGCGGCGTCTTTGTGAGCGCTCCCGGCACGTTCGTCGGCGTTGGCAGCAACGTCTTTTGGCCGCAACCGCCGTTCACTCCGACGCCTGGCACTGAAAAGCCGCCGGCACCCGAGCTGCCTCCTGCACCTGCCGATGTGACGCCGGTTCCCGCTGGTCCGCCAACAGCCGCCGAGGCTGCACCGGCACCGGGACCGGCTGACGCCTACTTGCTGACCGAGGACGCCTTATTCGCAAGGGGCGGCTTCCTGCATCGCTTGAGGCGCCGGCACAAGGTCAAAGTCGTGGCGCCGGGCGGCACGACAACGAGCGTGTTGATTCAGTAGTTGAGTGGCCCGTGACTGGCCTCCGGTGGTGATGGAACCTCGCCGGAGGTTTTAGGAGTGCCGATGCAACCTGAACCGCTCGCACGCCTCGGCGACCTGGGCAACGCAGCCGAAGAAATCACACGGCTCGTTCGCCTGATCGAGCCGCTGATACCGGAAGTCGCCAAGCTATTGTGGCACCTGAATCGTGCGGCAGCCAACATCGAATCAGCGACCGAGATATTGCCAGCACTGGCAAAATGGATTGGGGGAAAGGCTGGACTTTGAATGTAGCGAACGGGGTATAGCGTGCCTGACTGGTTCGACATCGTTAAGGACGTTGGCCTCGCCGTGGTGAGTGCCGTGTCTGCGGCTATCGGCGGACGGGCACTTCACAGTTACAAGAAGAAATCGTCGACCGAGAGGGAGCGTGACCTGGCGATCAAGGCAACGATGGACGCCGTGATTGCGACCCGCCACGAACTCGACAAGCATGCACTGACCCACCAACACCTGTCGGACGAAGTAGGAGAGATCAAGCTGCGGCAGTCGTCGCTGTCGGCGAGGTTCGGTAGAGCCAGGCTCGACGGATACCGGGAGCGGCTCGATGCAAGCGAAGGAGAGATTCGCCGGCTGACGGCTGCCAACGCCGAATGTGAAACTCGATGCGACCAGCTACGCAAGGACTTCGAATCCCTCAAGCTGGTTGTAGACCGTGTGAATGGAGAAAAAACATGAGCGCCTCTTCGCCATTTTCTGACGACCAGCATATCCGCAGCACGAACGGTACCGACATCGAGACGGAACGAGTGCGTGGTGCCATCCGCCTGCAACTCGCTCAGGCTAATATCGCCGAGCGAACCGAACTCTTGACGCCGGCTGCAGCCATCGCATTGGGCGAGCGGCTGATTCGGCTGGCGACCAACGTGTAACCTTTGGCCAGAAAGGACGATTGTGGAACCTGTTTTCGACCTGGACCTGGAAGGAAAAAACCTGACCCCTGTTTTCGGTGGCGTTCTCATCAAGCCGATCGAGCCGAGCCAATTCACGGCCGGCGGCGTGGCGATTCCCGAGCGGTCACGACCGGCCTCGATGTTCGCCAAGGTGGTGGCCGTAGGTTGCGGCCAAAGAACCGAGATGGGCCATGTATTCGAGAACCGCTTTCATCCCGGCCAGGTCGTTCTGTACAACCCGATGGCCAACGATTCCCGCTATGCGAACGTTCTGCGGGTAGTTTGGCACGGAGAGAAGTTGATGTTGTTGAGCGAGGGCGACATTTTAGCGATCGTCACTGAGTCGAACGAACGGATGGAGCCCGAAACCGTAACAGGAGGGTAACATGAGTGGTGAGGCTTTCCGAAAACTCAAGGGTGTTCTTTCAAAGCGGCCTGGGGTCACGAATCCAGCGGCGCTTGCCGCCAGCATTGGCCGCAAGAAGTATGGGGCCAAGGGCATGGAGGAAAAGGCCGAGGCCGGCAAACGGGAGCGGGCTGAGCGCAAATAGCCCCGAGGCTGAAAGCCTGGTGGTCGACCACGTGTGGCTGGCAGAGCAAACCGCTCGCTCGAAGCGTTTCGACATGGCCCGGCGCCTGCACGGCGACGATCAGCTCCTGTCGGCCGCAATGGAGGGCCTTTGCAGGGCGGCCAACATGGCCCGGCCAGAGCGGTACGGACCCGGCGGCTTCGTGTCGTTTGCCAGGCTCGCCATAGGGAAGTCGATTCACAGGTTCATTTCTCGGGTAAAACCACCCGAAAACCACGCTCCATTGCCCCGCAATGACGTGCTTGAGGCCAGAGGCGGCGGAAACCACGAGGCGAACGCCGAGGCCGTGGCAGCCATTCTTGGTCAGCTCGATGCCGAAGAGAAAGCCATTGTTGCCGGTAGATTCGGCCTAAACGGCCGTCCGGCCTCGTGGAATGCGTTGGGCGAGCAACTCGGCATATCGGCCGGTGAAGTCAGAAGGCGTTTAGACGCCATCCTGGAGCGTTTAAGAGAGTCCGCCGTTTGACTCTTTCTGGATTTTCAGCCATGCCGTGTGCCACCGCTGCACGTTGCTGGCCGTCCACCGCATCAGCTCGACTTTTCCGCCTTTGCGGTGTGCCGGGCGGCGCAGGCAGTTGGCATTGAATCGCTTGGCGATCCAGTTGAAGTCGTGGCCTTCGCCGATGCACCTGGCGATCTCCCGCATGATCTCGCGGTCGTCCTCGTTCGGGCTGAGTTTGCCGTCTTTGGCGATGTGGTAGCCCAGGTTCCTGGTCCCGGCAATTCGCTTGCCTTGCTTGCGGAGAACGTCCATTCCGGCCTTGGTGCGCTCGCCGATCATCTTGGATTCAAACTCGGCAAAACTCGCCAGGATCGATACGACCAGCTTGGCCACTGCTCGGCCTGCTGGATTCGAGAAGTCGATGCCCAAGTTCAGCACGTGCAGGATGATACCTCGCTTCTGCCAATCCTCGTATTGCACGCAGAAGTCACGCAGCGAGCGAAAGGCTCTGTCCAGCTTCGGGATTACGATATGGTCGCCCGGATGGACGACTGCCACGAGGAGCTGGCCCTGCCGTCGGCGTGCCAGAGGCTTGCTGGTAGCAGATTCCGCCTCTTCGCGGAACAGGTGCCCGAACTCGATACCCCTCGGTTGCAGCTTGTCTCGGTAGTAATCACGAACCTGCTGTTCCTGCGCCTCAAGAGACAGACCGGAATCGACCTGCTTCTGGTCGCTCACCCGGATGTAAAGGTAGGCTCGGTCGCCCATTGCTTCGTTGCTCCACTGCTCTGACTTGAAAGCCGCCCGTGCCGGCGGTCGCCTCGGGCGCAACACGCCGGCACGGGCAAGGGATCGGGTTCAGCGATAAACCTCGTATAGCCATTGCCCTGCGTGCCCGCAGTGATGAGCATAAGTGCCTGTCAATCTCTCGGCCGGTGTATGATTCCTCGTGGCAGCGACGGGAGCGAGCTTTTGTGCAATCGCTTCGGCTCTGTCCGCAATTCGGCCAGCTTCTGCCCGCAGATCAGCGCTTCGCCAGAGGGCAGTCCGACACTCGCGGGCTATACCGATCATTCGCACTTCGATTGCTTCGGCAGTGCCTTCGATTTTCCCGTTCTCGACACCGGACACCAACGATTCGTATTCTGCAAGTTTCATCGCATCTCCTTGGCCTCTCGGCCGGCTCCGACTCTCCCCGGTCGGCGGGTTGCCCCGTGGTTCACAACATCCCCGGACGGCCGACGCCCGATGCGCCGACCGCCGGGGAGCTCCCTAGCAAGGAGACGAGGTTGATTTGTTACTCATCACTTTCCTCGTCGTCCTCGCTCTCTTCATCCTCGTCGTGATCATCGTCAAAGTTTCCGTCGTCGATCATGTGCTCGGCAATCTCGTACCAGTTGACTTCAGACAACGCAGCATTCAGCAGATCAGACCAGCATGAGGCACCCAGGTCTGGAGCTGCTTCGTTGAACTCGTCTTGCAGGCGGCTCCTTAGGGCCAGAATGGCGTTCTCGGAGTTACTCGGCCTCGCCGGCCAGCATGACGCCAGCCTCGATCTTGCTGAGCATCATCCGCAGATTGTTGCGGGTATCCTTCGCCAAACGCTCGTAAGCCTTCAACGGCTGGCCGTCGAGCCCTTCAGCTCTAGCAATCTCCATTGCCCTCGCAGCGAATGCCGACGACAAGCCTTGCCGACTCAGCATCAGGGGAACGCATCGGCTAAAGAGCGGCGAGGCGTCGATCTGCCCGTCAAAGAGCGTTTCCTGCCCTTCGGTTGTCGTCGTGAAAATCCACGCTGCATGATTCGGAATAGGCTCCAAGCAGTTCAGCAAAGCCTCAATCGCAGGCTTGGCCAGGCCGTGAGCCTCATTGACGATTGCGACGACTCCACCGATTCCGAGGGCCCTATAGCCCATCATGCGTCGAATCTCACGGACATCAGCTCCACTGAGCTCACGGCCGACGTATTCGGTTGTGTTAAACGGCTCGGCCAGTTCCGCTGCAAGCAGTCGGGCAATCGTTGTCTTGCCAGTTCCACTGCTCCCGGCAATCCAGAAAGCCCGCCCTCCGATTCCGCTCTCAGACGCCGCAAGCCGCTGAACGGCCTGTACGATCTTCGGCTGGCCGATTACTTCTGCCCAGGTACGTGGTCGATACTTCTCATGCAAATTCATCGCGATTCTCCTGCTAGGGAAGAAAGGTAAAACCGAACGGCAGGCGCTACGACGCCGGCCGATCGGGCCTACGCTTCAGGAAATCCAGATACCATCTTCGGGATTAGCCTTGAGAGGCCTGCCGTCGTTAAGGCAGTTAACGATGGTTTGCCAAGCGTAGTGCCATGCCATCCAGATCGGAGCGCCACGCCGAAGCGTGCCATCGTTGAAGACGGTAACTGAGGCGTGGTCGTTTAGACGGCCAGAGAGTTTGGCCTGCACGATACGCTTGCCGATCTGAACTGGAACATCAGGCAAGTCACGCTTGACGGAAAGAACCGTATGCATCGTTCGACTCCTGCTAGGGATTGTTGCCCGCCACCAACATCATAATAGGTGTCGGCTATATGAGTCAAGCCCAGCATCGGAATTTTCTTTCTCGCTCGGTACGTCGCCCTCGGCACCGATACTTGGACACTTGGTATCGTGGGAAAATCCACCAGGCCGATCAGCAGTTCCGCAGACCGAAAGAAAACCGACGTAAGACTGAGGGCGAACCGAGGGCGCCAGATCAGCCCGTAGACAGCCGACACAGCACCACGGCAGCTCACCCCCACTACTGTTGGGGTATAGGCATGGACTAGATATGCTCCATACCCATGGAGTATGACATGGTGCATACTCTAGCGGTGCGGTTCCGTTGTGCAGCCGCAACGCATTTCCTCGCCACGGCTTGCGCACGGCGGGCCACCCCGGCGGCAGGCCCCCACTCCACGCCGCATATAGCCTATATACGGTGCGGGAATTTTTCGGATTTCCAGATTACGTTAAGCTGGGCAAGCCGCTGTTCTACGCTGCTGGCCTACTGGCGGGATCGGTTTTTCCGTCGTCCGCTGGCCGTTGCTGGTCGTCTGGTGGGATGCACGAGTGTGCTTGTGGCGAGGTCGTAGTCTTCCATGACGAGGACTTGGTCGTTTTCCCTGACGACGGCCATGATGTGTCGGATGCACTCTACCAGGGCCTCGGCATCGTCGTCTGTGAGCGTGAGCGGGTAGTTCTGCTTGCGGACGGCATTGAGTCTGGCCTTGATCGTGTGGTCCATGTTTTCGTCCTGCTGGTCTACGTTGCGGAATTGCGGCTGTCGGACGCTGTACGCTCGCTGCTGTACGTTCGTCGTCTGCCGCTGTATGTTAACTGCTGGCCGCTGGCCGTCTGCTGGCCTGCTACCTCATGGGTTTTGCTGCGTGCTGAAATTCTGGCTCTCCGACTCACCATGTTTTCCTTTACGCCTTTTGGCAGCAGACCGCACAACCGCAAATCCTTCTGGTTCAGTTCGTGACACGGTGTAACTCCTGGTCGATCGCCAACTGGTTCTACCTTGCCCTACGTGCGCAGTGCGGCTCTTCCTTCCCCGCGCTTTGATTTACGTGAGGCTCGATGGCTTTCTTCTTGAAAGTCCCGCCCTGCTCAAGGGTTCCTGGACTCACGTTGCCGGTTGTGTCGGCAAACTCTGAACGCTGGCAGGGCCGACGCGCTCTGTCCAGAGCGAACCGTGCCGACGTCGCTTTTGGCGAACAGGTCTGTGCCTTGTCGGCGGCACGGGTGCTTTGCGAGGCTAGCTGCAAGCCCGGTCGTTTCGAGATTGTTGGCCCCTCGGGGCGCTCGTAGGCTCTCTACCGGCCTTTGTTCAAGGGAAGCGGTCGGCATGACCGGCAGCCGAAGGCTTACCTCCCCTTTGGGCATAGGGGGATGCGGTGGCGGCTGGCGTTGGTCGTTATAGCGTGTCGGCTAAAACGATGCAAGAAAAAAATTGGCCAGCGTGTGCACATCACGACTGGCCAGAGCGGTCGACGTGTGGTAGGGACACGCCGTCGAGTTGTGATTTTGCCAGAAGCTGGCCAGCATCGAAGGAACGGACGGACGCCAAGCCCGTTGGTATGCAACCGCCCACGGGTTGGAAGGAACGGACGGACGCCCCTATTACAGCAGTTTCGGCGGGAAGAGCATCACTGTCTCCGCCTCCCGCTTTGGATCGGTACATCCCGTGATCTGGATCGCCGGTCCCCTGGGAATCAAGTTGGTTACAGCGCTCGTCGAGCGAATGTCGATGACACGAGGCGGATTCGTGTTCTCGACGGTCTGAAACGCAGCGCTGGAAGCCCTGGGATCAATGCTCATTTGCCACCCATGATCTTCTTGAGCTTCTTGGCCGGCGACTCTCCGAGGGCCTTGCGTTGGACGCTAAGGGCAATGGCAACGGCTTGTTTCTGCGGGCGGCCTGCCTGCATCTCTCGCTTTATGTTCTCTCCGACGGATTCGCGTGAGCCGGATTTGTCGAGAGGCATCGGTTACTCCTCAATTCTACGTTTGATCTCGCTGACGGTCGCCTCAAGCATCCTAAAGCATTCGTCGCAAACGGCAAAGCGTTCTTTGTGAACGATCGCTACGCCGGCTTGTGGTTTCAGGCAGGCGTGTGAGCCGGGCTGGCCGAAGTTCACGATCGCCTGGCAGAATTCGAAGTCGCCGTCGCCCTGGCCGCTGAGGAAGCTGATTCTCTTGGGTTCTTCCACCATGTTTTAGCGTTGACGATGCGTTGCAGGGCCTCGCCGGCTTCTCCGATGACGAGAATCTGGTCCGTCACGGATCGCAGGCGGATTCGCAGCGTGCGTTCGCCTCGTACCGGGTTCTTGTCGTGTTCGGCAACGTAGACGATTTCCTGCGGGTCGATGTGGATGTAGCCGCCCGCCGCTTGCCTGAAGGTCAGCACGGTCACTCCAACGGTGGCAGGTCATATGGCGGACCTGGCTGGAACCGTGCCGTGACATGGCTGGAACTTTCCGGCTCCCCGGCCCGGAAGTCCACGGTCGGCGGCGGCTCTGCGGGCGGGTTTATGCGGCTCTCTTGCGGCTCATGAGCCGGCATGTGCGGATTTGTGTGCGTCACTGTGCGAAACCGCTCACACAGCCCAGCAACCGCACTTATGAACAGCCCGACCACGAACAGCAGTACGGCCGCCGAAAACAGCGTGGCTGCGGTGCTGAACAGGAATTGGGCCGTGTCGGTCATCCCTGCCTCTGATGTTCTGGGCTAGATGCCCGCTTTCTCCAGTGTGCCGCCATCGCTTCGACGTGCCGGCGCATGAAGTCGTGATGGCCGAGGACGTTCTTCATCGGACGCTCGAGTTTCCCGTCATCCATCGCCTTTCGGATCATGCCGGGCGTGACATGGATGCGATGATCGGTCCAAAGTCGATCAACGACCTCTCGAATGGTCATTTTGCATCCACCGTAGAGTAAGTTGCTCTACTTTTGTAGCAAAACGTCAAAAAATGGTCAACTTCCCCTACTTTTTGTCGCAAAGCTGCGGGCTGCCGTGCCAAAACTCGGCCAAGGCATTGGTCAGAGAGAGATTTCAGGCCAATAGACCGCTTCTCGATGAGCAAAGCCCAGGCGTTCGCAGACTCGATTGACGATCAGACGTTCGACGACCCGGCAACCGACGCCGTTGGTACGACCGACGGTGCCGATTACGGTGGCGCCGATGCTCAATCGCAGGTTGCCCAGGCGAATCAGGAGTCTCAGGCACCGCCTCAACAGGTCGATCCCGCTGCCGAACCGCTATCGCCGGCACTCGCCGCTCAGGCTCAGGCCGCAGGTCAGCAGACCCAGGGCTGGATCAAAGACCTGCTCGTAAACCAATACGGGATGCAGGGCTTCGCCGAGGCCGAGGACGATCAGGCAGCTTTCGGCCAGGTGCTTCAGCATTGGGCGATGGCTCAGCAGCAGAATCAAGAGCTTGCCCAACAGCAAGCCTTCCTGCAACAGCAGCTTCAACAGCTTCGGGTCGCTCAGCAGCAGGGCGCCGTTCAGGCCCAACAGATTGCTCCGCAGACCCAGGCGCAAGCCCAAGCCTCGAAGTGGAAGGGTCCGCCCGAGTGGAACCCGGCTTGGGCCAGCCAGCTTGAGCGGGCGCCGGACGGCCGGATTGTTGCCAAGCCGGGCGCCATGCTCGACCTGCCGCAGAAATACGAAGCCTATCAGCAGTGGCTGCACCAGAACGAATCGAAGCTGTGGGAGAACCCGGCTGACTTCGTTTGGCAGAACGGTCTGTCGGATCGGGTCGAGCAAATGGTGCGAGACCAGGCCCAGCGGATCGCTTCGGAGCAGATCACCATGCTCCAGGCCAACCAGTTCGGCCAGCAGATTCGTGCCGAAGACGGACACTGGATGTTCCAGAAAGATCAATTCGGCCGCCCTGCCACGAATCCAGTCACCGGGACACCGGTCTTGACGCCGGAAGGGCAGCAATATCAGGCGTCGATGACGAGCCTTGTTCAAATGGGTGTCCCGGTTCCCGCGGCACGCGACATCGCCAAGAAGCTGATTACCGGCGAGGGATCGCTGGCGTTCGCCGCCTTGCAGCAGGCCGGCTTCGACCCGACCTCCGCCGCTGCCGCAGCCGCTCCCGCACAAGCAGCCACGCCGCAACAGCGTCAGGCCGCCTCGAATCAAGCGTTTCTCGCCCGAGCGTCGCAGCAAGCCAGCCGACGGCCGAATCACAACGGCCCAGCGACGAACGGCATTCCAGCAGCTCCTCCGCTCCCGGCCGATCGGATCGACGGCTTCCGTGCGCAGCTCGCCGCTGCGCTCGCGGCAGCCGGCCCGATGGATTTCACCGTCTGAGCGAAAGGGCTAGGAAATGCCGACAACTGCTTCCTCCGTCGAATGGGCACGCGTCGTCAACACGACGATTCGTGAGTACCTCAAAGTCGAGGAAGTCGCCGTTACCCGGCGTCGTATCCTGCTGGCCATGATGAAGGCCAAGGGCCGCATCCAATACAACAAATCCGGCGACGGTGTTTCGTGGCCCGTCCGTTATCGCCGTGCCAAGCTGGTCATCAACAACGGCCAGCAAAACCTCAGCTTCCAGGGCGAAAATCGCTGGCAACTGGCGTATCTCGACTACGCCGGCTACGCCGTGACGGACGCCATGACCAAGCGTGAAAAGCTCAAGAACCGAGGCCCCCAGGCGATCGTCAACGTTTTCGGACGGATGATCCCGCTCTTGATGGAAGACCTCGAAGACCAGTTCAGCGAGGAAATCTACGTCGATTCGAACGCCAGCGGGAACATAGGCCGCATGTCCGGTATCGAGACGATGCTGGAGAACAACGGCACCGTGACCATCAGCAGCGGCGCCCAACGCAGTGCCAACGCAGCGGACGCCGTGGGCTATCCGTCGGCGACCTACGCCACGCTCTCAACACAGCTCGGCTACTACGGCGGAACGTGGGGCGAAGGCACGGCCCAGACCACGATCAGCACGACCTGGCCCTCCAGCCGCGGCGATGCCGAATACGATTTCTTCTCGCCGGTGCTCGTGAACTACACCTGCTCGGCCTTGGGCGGAACGGCGTGGTCGACGAACGCCAAGACGGCGACCCGCTTCGGCATCCGCAAGATGAAGCGGAATTCGAAGGCGACGGTGCCGCTGGTCCTGATGGACGACGACCTCTACCGCCAGTACCTCGAAACGCTCGACACGAAAGAACGCGTCAACATCGAGAACACCGGCCTTCGCAAGTTGGGTTTCGAGGACGCCATCTACCAGGACGGTGCCGAGATCACGAGCGAATACGGCATTCCGCCGGCCGTCGGCTACGGGTTCAACATCGACGCCATGGAGTTGCTGTCGATGCAGGCCGGCATCTTCGAGGCGGAAGGCCCCGAATACGACCAGGCGACCCGCAGCTACCGGGTGGCGGTCGACTGCATCGGCCAGTTCAAGTTCCAGTCGCCACGTAATTTCATGGCGCTCAAGACCTACGCTTAACGCAAAAAGGGCGAAGCTATGAGTTTCCCAATGGAAGCCCCGTTCCCTCGGGGCAAGTCGTGGACGATGAACTTCGGCTCGGCCGTGGCCGGCTCGACCGACGGCATCGAATTCGAAGGTGTCGATAAGGACTTCTCCGACTACGACTGGGTGAACTATCCGAAGCGCCGGACGAACCGCTATGTCCGCTGCCGCATCGTTCGCAACAGTTCGGGCATCGCCCTCAAGCCCAGCCGCCTCGTCCAGCTTGACGCTGCGAACTACTACAACCACGCCCTGGGCTACACGATCACGGACGGCCAACGCGGCTATCCGGTCGACGAGTTCCTGCCTTCCGGCGGCGTGCTCGCCAATGATCTGTTCTGGGTCGTGCTGCGTGGCCCGGCGATGCTGCTCTCTGGACTCAACGCCGACGGCACCAACGTCATCACCCAGGGACAAGAAGTCACGGCCCTCACGACGGCCGCCAGCTCGCAGGGAAGTTCGGCCGGCGCCGTGAAGAGCGCCATCTCGTCGGGAGCCACCACGCCGCTGTTCAACGAAATCGCTCACTTCATCGGCGTGGCGCTATCGAGTCTCACCACCGGCAACACGGGAGCCAACGTCCTCGTCGATGTCCGAATGATCTAGACCGGACGCCAACAACACGATCGACGAGGACGGCAGGAGCCAGCCATGCCGTTCATCGACTGCCCGGTTGAACACCGTGGGTTCGAGCCCCTGAACCACCAGACCCATTCGGACGACTGGGATGCGTTACGCAAACTGCTCGTCTCGAAAAAGCCGAAGACGGTCGTCGAAGTCGGCACCTGGGCCGGGGCAACCACGCTCTTGTTCGCTGAATTTGCCGAGCGAATCTATTGCGTCGACCACTGGATGGGGGCGAAGACCGACCGGCTCGGCGAAATCGGACGCTTCTATGGCTCCGAGGTCGTGTTCGGCACGTTCTGCCGCAACATGGGCGAGCGGCTGTTCAAGCAGGTCATCCCGATCCGTGGCGACAGTCTCAAGATCGCCGATGTTTGGCCGCTGGGCTTCAAGGTCGACTTCGTATATCTGGACGCTGCCCATGACAGCGACTCGATCGTGCGGGACATCGAAATGTGGTGCGTTCACGTGCGGCGTGGCGGAATTATTTCCGGCCATGATTACGCACCCGAGCATTTCCCGGCTGTCGTGGAGGCAGTCAACCGCATCAAGCCCACCGGCATCGAGGCGGCGGTGTGGTGGAAGGAGATGTAACGAACCAATGGCGAACGGGGGTTGCGGCTGGCCCCTGGCCCCCGCCCGCCGCGACCGGGCGAAACTCTGAGCGGAGGCGCCCGGCCGGCGGGGTTTTTTCAACGAGAGAGGATCATGCAAGAGCGGAAGTTTGACATCGGATTCGCATTCTTCTCCTACGCCGGGAACGGCGGTATTTCGGCAGAGCATCCGTCCATCCGCCGCTGGTGGAGCGAGACGGCGATGTGGCTGAAGCAGCAGCCGTCGATCGGCAGGATTGCCGAGTACGACCTTTGCGACACGCCGATTACCATGACCCGCAACGCCGCTGTCGTCAAGGCCAGGTCGCTCAAGCTCGACATCCTCGTAATGATCGACTCGGACCAATGGCCCGATCGACACGTCGGCCGTGACCCCTACGCCAAACCGTTCGTGCCGACATCGCTGGCGTTCATCCTGAAGCGGTTCGACAAAGGGCCCGTCGTTATCGGGGCTCCATACTGCGGGCCGCCGCCGCACGAAAACGTCTACGTGTTCCGCTGGCGTGATTTCGAAACCGACGATCCGAACCCACGCTGCCGACTCGATCAGTACAGCCGTGAAGAGGCCGCCGAGCGTGCCGGCTTCGAAGCGGTCGGAGCGTTGCCGACCGGGCTGACGATGTGGGACATGCGTTGCTTCGACGTGTTCGGTCCCGACGCTGGCGGTCGGGAGTGGTTCTACTACGAGTACAACGACAAGTACTGTGCCAAGAAGGACTCCACCGAGGATGTCACGGCGACACGTGACCTTTCTTTGGCCGGCATCGCTTCGCTGGGCTACAACCCCGTGTTCTGCAACTGGGATTCTTGGGCCGGGCACATGAAGTCGAAGTGCGTCGAGAAGCCGCAACTGATCTATGCCGATCAAGTGTCGGGGATGTTCAGGAATGCGGCCCAGCGTGGTGTTCAGCGTGGCATTCACATGGTCGAAGTTGGGGCCGACGGAGAAGAAGGCGTGCCGGTCGCTGCCGGGACCGTGTTTCCCGGCACCGATTCGGCCAACGGAAACGGACATGCCAAACCCAAAAAGGTCAAAGGTCGAGTCAAAGGTTAGCTCGATCCGTTTGCAGGGACGAGCCCGACGGGCCCCTCGGCTCGAGGAGCTGGCTGAGGCGTTGTCGGACGTTGCCGGTGGACCACGCAAGTTGGCCGCCGAGTTGTGGCGGATGGCCAGCGACGTGGACGTGCCGAGGGCTCTCAAGATCAAGGTTATGACGCTCGTTACCGCCGTGCTGAGTACCAATTCAAAACTGATGAAGAATCACGAAACCGACTGTGAACACCTGTCGGATGAAGACCTACAGCGGGTCGCCAGGGAACTGCTTGAAGACGGCGACTCGGAAGAAGAATTCGACGACGAGCCGGTGAGCTGCGATGCCTACCAAGGCTGACGACACTTTTGAATCCGAGCTTTTCGCTGCGGGAGGAATCATTCCCTCTTCTCGCCGAGATTCCGATCGCCGTGAAGCGTTGGCCGAGCTTGCACGCCGCAAGATAGAGGCGTTGCGGCTCTACTCGCCACAACCGTTTCAGCGTGATTTTCATGCGTGCATCGCCTATGAGCGGATTATCCGCGGCGGAAATCAGAGCGGCAAAACAACCGCTGCCGCCGTCGAAATGGCTCGCATCGTGACGAACTCCGACCCGCACGGCAAGTATCCGAAGAAGGGCATCGCCGTGGTCATCGGCTACGACCAGGATCATATCGGCAAGACGATCTACCCGGTTCTCTGCAAGCCGGGCGCCTTCAAGATGATCCGGGACGGCAAGCGTGGCAACTGGCGTTCGTGGAACCCCGCCGATCCTGAGGATGTTGCACGCGAGCATCTCGCCGAGCCGGCATCGCCTTTGATTCCTCGAAGGTTCATTGGCCCGAAGAAAGTGGTCTGGGAGAACGCAGGCGAGGAAGTCTTTTCGAAGATGGAGTTTCGCACCGGCTGGGAATTATGGGCTTACTCGAGCCGTGCCAAGCCGCCGCAAGGCTTCAGGGCGGATGCCGTATGGATCGACGAAGACCTCGACGACGAAGAATGGCTCGACGAAATCCAGGCTCGGGTCGTGGCAAAAAAGGGACGCTTCTTCTGGTCCGCTTTGCCGCACTCAAGAAACAAGGGTCTCGTCATCATGTCGAAACGGGCTCTCGCCGACGAGCGGGACGCCGAAGGGAATCCCGATGTCGTCGAATTTCGATCGAGATTCTCGGCCAACCCGTTCATCAGCGATGCCGCCAAGCGGAAGACCGTCAAGGCGTGGCAGTGGAGCGGCTCCGACATCGTGCGGATGCGTGACGAAGGCGAATTCGTTCTCGACGAATTCAAAGTGTTCCCGGAATTCTCGATGAGCCTTTTGGGCCGCAGTCCGTTCAACGCCGAACACAAGGAATTCAAGGACGGGCAGCTTCCAAGGGAATGGTGCCGCTACGCCGTGATCGACCCTGGGTTCGTGACGGGTGCCGTGTTGTTTCTCGCCGTGACGCCGGCTGCGTTCGGCGACCACGTTTACCTCGAAGACGAGCTTTACATTCCCCGTTGCACGGCCGACAAACTCGCCCAGCAAATGCGGCTGAAGATGACCGGCCGCAGCTACCGGGCGTTCATTATCGACGACCACGGATCACGCCGCACCGAGGCTTCAGGCAAGTCGATTCGCCAGCAGTACAGCGAGGCCATGAAGCGGCACCGGGTTCACAGCGAAGTCACCGGCTACGGTTTTGCCTTGGGGTCCGACGACGTGGAGGCCCGCGTCATGGCGTGCCACGAATGGCTGTCGATCCGTGAAGACGGCACAACGAAGCTCCGTGTGGTAGAAGGACGCCTGCCGAACTTCGAGATGGAAATCGACCAGTACATGAAGAAGCGGCAGGGCAAGCAGACTCTTCAGCGGCCCGACGACCGCGCCTTGAACCACCTGATGCACTGCTTCCAGTACGCCGCCGCCCACAAGGGACTGCGGTACTACAAGCCCGACCAGAACAACGTGCGTGGCTCTCGCTGGAAGGGCTATCTCGATCGCAAGAAGGCACGTGGCCGAAAAGGCGAAGCCGAATACGTCAACCTGGGGCCAGGAAAGTAACAAGGAGAACGCAATGCCCGCTCCCGCAATCGAGGGAATGGCGACCCCGATCGACCACGCAGCACTCGCCGAGTACAAGATGCCGAGGCCGGTGCCAGGCCAAACCGTCATTTGGCATCCGTCGGGCCATCCGACGCCACGAGTCGTGATTGCGACCGTCGTGGAAGTGGGTCCGCAGCACTGCCGGCTGGCGTCTCTCGATCAGCGAGTGTTCCTACCCGACGAGCATATCTGCTACGTCGAAGACCCTCGCATCAAGAGCAACCCGCACGTTCGTAAGTACGGTTCGTGGGATTTCTCGCCGTCGTGGAAGGCCGAACAAGAGCGGCTCAACACGATGGAAGAGACGATCACCGTTCTCAAGAGTGCCGTCGGCGATTCGGCGGTCGGCAAACTCGAACGCAAGATCGCCAAGCTGGAGGAGGCCCACAAGGAAGACATCAAGGCCCTGAACTTGTTCATCAAAGAACTCGCCAAGAGCGTTACGGCTGCCAACAAGCAACTCTCCGACCTCCGAACCGAACTTGGAGCGGAAGCAAAATAACCGATGGCAGACGCCTACGCACCCACGACCGCCTTCACGGCTACGCCGGCACAGCCTGCGGCTGCGAGCAATACCAATATCTCGCACCCGATGCAGCCGCTGGTCAATGCGTGGCTCCGTAAGCTGAACCTAGCCCAGATGTTCAAAGACAAGCACTTCCAGCGGGTAGCCCAGGAGTGCATGAGATTTCTCGACGGCGGCATCCGGCTGAACGATTATCTCTGGGGGAATGCAGGCGCCGGCAAGGGCGGCTACATGACGGGCGACGAGAACGACGACATCGCCCCGCCCACCTTCCGCTTCACGATGAACAAGGTGGCGGAACTGTGCCAGTTGTTCGGCCCGATGCTCTACAACCGCAACCCGGTTCGAACGGTCACTCCCAGAAAGTTCGATCCGGTGCCTCCGGGCATCTATGCGGCGTTGAATCCGCAACTCTTCGCCATGGCGCAGCAGTCGCCTCAGCAACCGCCGCCCAACTCGCCGCCGCAGGTGCTGCAACAGACCATGATGGCCCAGCAGCAACAGCAGCAGGCGATCATGCAGCTTCAGGGCATGGTCCAGCAAGGGCAGCAGCAAGACCTGATGACGCAGGTCGTCGACCAGACTCGGGCCCAGCTTCTCGAAGAGTACCTGAACTACACGCCCAACGAGTTGAATCTGCGAGCCCACAGTCGGCTCGTGGTCGACGAAGCGCTCATCAAGGGCATGGGCGTCTGGTGGACCGAGTTGTTTCAGGCGAAGGGCTCGCCCATCAAGATGGTCGGATCGTTTTACGACACGTCGGATTACTTGCTGCTCGATCCCGATGTAGACCTGATTGACGAGTGCAAGTGGATCGCCCGCAAGTGCATTCATCCTCGGTGGGAAGTCGAGGAACTCTACGGCCTGGCACCCGGCGAACTGGACAAGGCGACCAGCAACGAAGACACCGTCAAGACGACGACCGGCTACGTCACGAACTCGGCTGATCGCCTCGAAAGCGACGATCACCGCAAGGGAAAGACGAACGATCTGGTCACGTACTGGAAGGTCTACTCGAAGATGGGTCTCGGCGGCCGGATGTCGGGCATGGACCCGGACCTGAAGAATATGTTTGACGGGTTCGGCGACAACGTAATGCTTGTCGTCTGCGACGGCATTCCTTATCCGCTGAACCTGCCGACTGGCCGCCTGGCAGAAGCCCCTCAGGTCCAAGACCCGCAGGCCACGCAACAGTGGATCAGCGGCATTCAGCAAAGCCTGCAATGGCCGATTCCTTTCTGGGCTGACGGCAAGAGTTGGCCGTTCACGATGCTGGCCTTTCATCCGCGGCCGAACAATGTCTACCCCTACAGCCACGTGAGCGCCGGCCTGGGCGAGCTGAAGTGGATCAACTGGGCAATGTCGTTCCTGGCGAGCAAGGTGCGAACGAGTTGCACGACGATCATCGGCGTGGCGAAGGGATGGGACGAGACGGAGAAGAAGAAGGCCCTCAATCCCGGCGACAACCGGGTCGTCGAAATCGACATGACCATGAGCGCCACCGGGAAGATCAGCGACCTCATCAGCTTCATCCAGAATCCGCAGTTCCACCCGGACATCTACAACGTGCTGGAGCGGGTGGTCGATGCTCTCGATAAGCGTTGGGGAACCAGCGAGATTCTCTACGGCCAGGCAGGGACGGCACAGAGCCGGTCGGCGACCGACGTATCAGTGCGTCAGCAGAACTCGTCGATCCGCATGGACGACATGTCGAACACCGTGCAGGAGGCCATGACGGCGATCGCACGCAAGGAGGGCCTGGTCTGCCGCTGGTTGCTCGACGCCCAGAACGACGTGCTGCCGATTCTCGGTCAACAGCGGGCGATGCTCTGGGCGCAACTCGTTCAATCCGCCGATGTCGAGACGATTGTGCGGGAACTCGAATACCGCATCGAGAGCGGTTCGATGGCGAAGCCGAACACGGAAGCCAAGCTCTCGCAGTTCAACGAGATGGCGAAGGCCCTGATGCCGTTCTTGCAGCAGGTAGCGATTTCGTGGCAGGAAGTGGGTCCGTGGAACGCCTTCGTGACCGACTGGTGCAAGGCGATGGGCCTCGACGTTCACAAGTACATGATCGAGCCACCGCCGCCACCGCCGATGCCTGAGCCGCCGCCAGGCCAGCAACCGCAGGGCCAGCAGCCTCAAGGCGGCCAGCCGCCGCAACAGGGTCCGAGGCCAGGGCAGCACGGCACTCCCCAGAATCCTCCGAGGCAAGCTGCATGACCGAGAAGCAGTTCAAAGAGAAGTGCCGCAAGCGTGGCTTGCTGTACGAAACACGTGAAATCGAAGGCAACACGGAGATTCGGGTCTTCGAGCGTGGTCCGCTGCTTGGCGAAACGATGATCGCTCCGGGGACTGCGGAGGAAGCGATCGAGAAGGGGCTTGATGTTCTCTGGCAAGACGTGGAGATCGAACTCGTATGAAACCTGAGCGATCAATCCGCAGAGTCAAATTGCGGATCGTCAAGAACACGAGTGTCAAGAAAATTCTTCCCTCAAGATTGGTACGGCGGACATGAGACGGGTCGTCGGCGTTTGCACCGGACGAGGTTACGAGCAGCGAGAGCCGTGCGACGAACTCGGCGGTGATCGCATTGCCGACATTTGTGCAAGCCGTCGCAGCCCCGGACTCAACAACACGGAGCGGGCTTTTTGGGAAGGCAAGATCACGAACCACGGACTGAACGAAAACGACCTCGACACGCAGGACATCCTGGACGAAGCCAAGGAAAGCGGCGTCGACATCAACGGCAAGATTTACTGCGGAGCATTGGCACACCTTGGTCCGCAAGAGTGCTGGGTATCAGGGCTCGACGACATCAAAGCGGCGGCCAAACGACACAACCTGCAAATGCGTGGCAGCGTGAATCACACGGCATACGAGACGGAGCCTGCACCGCCAGTGCGTCTTGCCGAAGACCTGATCGACCAGGAAATCGAAACGATGATCGCTGTCGACCCGGCTAAGGCCCTGGTCGACCGCAACGAATTGCGTGAGGAAGTCATCGAACGCTGCGCACCGAAAGAATGAGCGCCTTCGATCCAAAACTGTACGCCGACTACATCGACACGATGGTCTACCATCTTGGCGGCGCTCCCGATGCACGCAACCAGTCGATTGTGCGAGCGGCCATCCAGAACGCATACCGTGACGTTTCGCTGCGGCGGAACTGGAACTACTTCTGGCAGAAATACCGCATCGACTTTCACGCCCCCTACAACACGGGCAGCGTGCAATACGTGCTTTCCACGAACACGTTGACTCTGAGCGGCGGCACGTTTCCTTCCTGGGCCGGAAGCGGATACGCCAGCGTGCGGATGAATAACATCGTAAGCCGCATCCCCTATCAGACCATCGGCGGCGGCGGCACGACGCTAGTTCTCGATTCAATCAACAGCCCACCGGCCGATCTGGCGGCAGGAACGGGCTACAACCTGTACCAGAGTCTCTATCCGCTGCCGGCGGATTTTCGGCTGATGTGCAAGCCGTCGCCGGAAGTCCTCTGGTGGTGGAGCGAGTACATCGACCCTGAGGAATGGAATCTCCTCGAACGGCAGGGCGTCGGCGGCGGCAGCACCGGGACGCCGACCCGTTGGACGGTCATCGGCGACCCGACGACGATCGGCGGCCGAGTCGTTGCCGTGTGGCCTTACCCGAATCTGTCGAACACCTACGACTTTATGTATCAGCGGCTGCCGAGGCCGATCAACCGCACCGGCATCCCGAAGCCCGACAACCAAGGGACTGTTACAGCGTCCGCGGCATCGACGACCGTCACCGGCGCCGGCACGGCATTCATCCAGGCGCACGTCGGAGCGGCGATTCGGTTCAGCATCAACTCGACCGTGCCCACGGGCCGCGACGGCCTGAACCCCTACCAGGAGCAGGCAACGATCGCCTCGGTGCAATCGCCCACGCAACTCACGACGGTCACGCCGCTGGTCAACGCCTACACGGCGGCCGGCTACCTGATCTCCGATCCGATCGACTTCGCCCAGCACATGCTCACTCCGCTGGAGCGTGGCATCGAGTTGGAGATTGCCAACAAGAAAGATCGAGCGAACGTTATGGCCGTCCGCGGAGCGTTTCAGGAATCACTGAAGCTGGCCTTCGAGGCCGACCTGCCGTTCCTGAGCGAGCGATTCATGGACGCCGGGCTGATGCCTGTGCGTCCGACGTTGAAATACATGCCTTACACCCCGCCATCGGTGCCGTGACATGGGTGGAATCAACCCGATCGTGCAGACCGACGCCACGGATTTTCCTGGGCTGCACACGCTGGCGGACCCTCGGGACATTCTTGCCGGCGGCGCCCAGGAGCAGATCAACATGATGTGCAAATCGGGTGGCATGATGGAATGCCGGGGCGGCGTTCGGCCAGGCACGTTCGCCAACGGAATCGCTCCGGTGAGCGGTGCGGTCTACTCGATGATCCACTTCAACGCTCCGAACGAGGAGTGGCTTGTGTTCCAGCAGGCGGACGGCACGATCAGGGCAGGGAACGGTTTTCTATGAACGAGAACATGGTTGTCGGTTTCGTCGCCAGCGACGAATACTACGCGGCTCACAGTTGAGACATGAATGCTCCGGCAACAGAACAGCACGAATCACCCGATCCCGTTCAAGCTCACGCTGACGACCGGGCAGCCGGCTATTGGTTTCAACTTGCCGGCATCGACCTTTGGTCCGCGTTGCCGGATGAGATCGAAGACAAGTTGGAGGCGGCGAAGCAGTGAACGAAGTTGAACGCACCGGCCGCGGCAAGTATCGAAAGGCATCGGAGTAAGTCATGGCACTGAAAGACCTGAACACCGCTGGGCAACTTGGCAGCGGATTGGCGACGATCGCCAAAACGGAACTTGCGCTCTCAAACCAGTACGCAAGCGCATCGAGTCCGCTTACAACGCTTCTGACGCAGTTCGGACTCACTGCGTCAATCCCGGATAACGCCACAACGCAGGCCGCCGTACAAACGCTGATCTCAGCATGTGTTCTTCCCGCGAGCGCGGCTTATGACACAGCGTCGGCGTCGCGCTTCACGGCCGCCGACAAGGCGGATGCGAACTCGATCATTCAGGCAGTGCTTGTTGCCGCCTACGTGGTCGGGAAGATGGCGACAGCAACGATTCCCGTCAACGACATTTAGCCGGGAGTCGCATGTCGGCCACGATTCCATTTTTCTTCGACCCTTCGCTTTCGGGCTGGTCCCTCGGGACCAACGTGCGCGCCGCCAAAGATGCCAACGCCTTTGCCCGGCGTATCGAGCTTTCGCCGCAGTCGATTTTTGCCGACTCAGAATTCGACACCACGCAAACCTGGTCAAGCGGCACGTCGCTCGGATCGTGGTCGATTTTGAACAATGCCAATCTGATGTCCCTGGACGAAAACACCAGCTGGAAAAGCCGGCTCTACATCCAGAGCGCCGTAGGACACGATTGGAGCGGCGCGACGACCGATGGCCCGTTGATCTACCAGAGCATCACGGGCGACTTCGATATTTATTGCACCGGCGGAGGCGGGCCGCCGGAGAATCAGACCTATGCCGGCTTCGATCTGCTCGCGCAGGATCCTACCAACACGACGTCGTATTTTCGCGCGGGCTTCACGTGCGGCGGCCTCGATCCCACATCCGCGAATGTCGGGAACGGAAAATATGCGCTCTTTGCTCGCAACACGGTCGCTGGCTCGAATACCGATACCGCGGCGCCGATCACCGCCGGCATTCACTATGTCGGCGGGATGCTCTTCATCCGGATGGTGAAATCGGGGACGACGTTCACTGCGTACATGTCTTCCGACTCGAAGAACTGGACGCAGATTTACTCCGGGACCAACGCCAATCTCGGTTCGACGCTTCGGGTCGGAACGACGGCCTCGAACGTCTCGACGCATTCACGCGGCACGGTCGATTTCATCCGCAACACGAACCCCTACGACACGACCTCGCCCACGGCCTCACTCGTGCTCGACAGCGGCGCGAACGGCACGACCTGGACAATGAGTGCGTTTCAGGATTTCCAGCACGACGTGACCGACCATTGGGGTCCGTACTATCAGATCGGGTTCGGCACGACAAAGTTTCAATACGGGGCCAGCGACAGCAACCCACCGAGCCTGAACGGCTCATGGCTCACGACCGCTTCGATGCAGGGCCAGGCCAATCCTTCGGGCCGTTACTTCAAGCTCTCGGTGCAGTTCAACTCGGCCAACGGCTACCAGCTTGCGAGCTTTTCTGGAGCCACGATCAACGGCGTCGTGAGCACCGGCGGCGGCGGAGGAATGCTGGTGCATCCCGGCATGGCCGGGGGGGCGAGGGGCTGAGGTAAGACCATGAAGCTTTCGATCGTCGCTGCCGCCACATCGCAAAGCGTGAATGTCTTCATTCTCGATTCGTCGAAGACCGATGGATCGGGGCTGACGGGGCTGGTCTACAACTCGGCGGGCCTGGTGGCCTATTACTCGTTCACCGGCGCGAACGCCGGCAGCGTGGCAATCACGCTGGCCACGCTCGCCGCCGTCAACTCGGCCTGGTCCAGCGGTGGATTCAAGGAAATCGACTCGACCAACATGCCCGGCTGGTACCGGCTGGACCTGCCCAACGCGGCGCTGGCCAGCGGCAACGGTCGCGTGGTCTCGGCGCACCTGAAGGGAGCCACGAACATGGCTCCGCTGCCACTCGAAATCGAGCTCACCGGCTGGGACAACCAGGACGGCGTTCATGGCGGGATGAGCGCGCTGCCGAATACGGCCTGCACGAGGAATGCGAGCCTGCTGACGAGCGGCAGTGGAACGGATCAGCTGCTCGTCAGCGCGGGCAAGGTTTCGCTGGTGGCCAGCGATTCGCCCAAGTTCTACTCCGGCACCGCCACGGCCGGCGGCGCCTCGACGCTCACCGATACCGGACAAGCCTGGACGGCGAACGCGCTGGCCGGCTGCCGCGTGAAGATCACCAGCGGGACTGGGGCAAACCAATGCCGCGTGATCGTGAGCAACACGGGAACGGTGCTGACGGTCGATCGGGCCTGGACAACGAACCCCGATGCCACCAGCGTATACACGGTGCTGGAAGGCGATTCGCCAAAGACCGACGCGAACCTGGCCGTCACCGCCGGCACCGTCAGCGACAAGACGGGCTACAGCTTGACCCAAGCGTTTCCCGCCAACTTCGCGGCCTTGGGGATCACGGCCGGCGGCCACGTCAGCAACGTCGATACGCTCACGACCTACACGGGCAACACTCCACAGACGGGCGATGGTTACGCGATCTTGAATAACGGCACATACGGCAACTCGGCCTTGCACACACAGATCGGTTCACCGCAGCAGGTCGGAACGAAGTACGCCGTGACCTTAGCCTCGACCGACGTTACCGGAAATCTTCCTGCCGATCTTCAGACGATCAAGACGCAGACTGTGACCTGTTCGGCAGCCGTGACGATCGAGCCTTTCGTGGGCAGCGTTGCAGCCGCTCTTGTCGTTGATACCAGCGGTCGAGTTGACCTTGTGAACGCACCGAACGCCACGGCCCTGAATGCCGCAGCCGATGCGCTGCTCGATCGGGCGAACGCCATCGAAACCGGAATCACGCCAAGGCTGGCGTGGCGTTACGTCGCTTCGACGACCGTCGGGGTTATCACCGATGCCGGCACGGGTACGGAAATCTATGCCGGCATCGGGGTGGCAACGGCACGCGTCACGGCAACGGTCGATGCCTCAGGGGATCGCTCGGCCATCGTGCTAAGCTAGGAGGCGGTCGGTGGCTCGGTTCTGGGGACAACGATTCTTCAACGCCGGTGCTGGCACGATCATCGGCTCCGATCCGAATGTCTGCACGCTGGTCGTGGCAGACAACCACGACGGCAGCGGCGGCGTGGCGACCATCGGCAACTCGAGCGGCGGTGCGACGAACACGGTCTGGGTTGCCCTCGACACCGGATCGGGTCTGACGTTCTCGAACGCCGGCAGCCGTGTCGGCAACGGCACCGTGAATCTCTCGCTCGCTCCCGGCACGTACATTGGTTATGTGGCGAGCGTTCTGTCCGGTTTCACAAGCGACTCTGTTCCGATCGAGTTCAAGACGACGGCGACACCGTTGTTCTCTGGCACGACTGGCGGCGCCCCGGTTCTCGTCAAGAAGAATCCCTTCGAGCCGTTTCAGTTCTGCAAGGTTCCAGATGGCTCGCTGATCGGCGTTAACGGGGTCGATCAGGGAATCCTTTGGGACGGACTGGCAGCCTCGGCGTACAACCTGGGCATCAAGGCACCGGTTTCGGCTCCCGGCGTCACGCACACGCCAGGCGGCGGCGGTGCGACGGCAGGCACCTACAACTTCTACTATCGCTATGTCGATTGGCTGGGACGCTACAGTTCGCTCTCGCCGGTCACGTCGATCATTGCGGCCGACAGCGATACTTTCAACTGGACATTCGTCTGGTCGGGAGAGACGAGCCGGATCACGGCCGTTGAACTCTGGCGAACCGTGAGCAACGGGGCCAACGTGATTTACCGGGTTGCCGTCATTTCGACGACCAGTATCACGACCTACACCGATACGTTCACCGACCTAGCCCTCGAGCAACAGGCCCTTCAGGACACGACGAGCATCGCCCAGGTCTACAACGACGACGGCTCGGCCGACATGGTGCGGTTCATCCCGCCACCCACTAACAAGAAATCCGTCGTTTGGTTTCAGGGGCGTGCCTTCTATGCTGGCGATGTGCTCTACACGCTCGGCACCGTGCAAGTCGTCAACGGCTCGACGCTGGTTGTCGGCACCGGCTCGCAGTGGACCGTGCAAATGGTCGGCCGCTACTTCTACGGTTCGAACGCTCCGAGGGGATACCTCATCGACGCAGTTTCGCCGCAAGCACCTGCGGTGGCTGTGACGATCGCCGGTGCGGCTCCTGCCAACGAAGTTCAGACAATCACGCTGCCGGCGGCAACTGGCGGCACGTTTACGGTGACTCTCGACGCCCAGACCACGGTCAACAACGCCTACAACATCCCGGCCGCCACGCTTCAAACCAACCTGCAGGCGTTGAGCTCGATCGGTGCCAACAACTGCAACGTCACGCTCTCTGGCTTGGTCTATACGGTGACGTTCGTCAACGGCAAGGGCGATCAGGCGATCGACCTGATGACCGCCAACAGATCGCTCTTGAGCGGCATTCCTGCGACCGTCAAGGAATTGGTGGCCGGCGGACCTACGGGCGGCTCGGGCGGCGGCGTTTCGCAGACGCAACTGATCGGCTTCGAACCGCTGATTACCGCGGCCGGTGCGGCGGCAGGCTACAACAACTCGAACATCCTCGGCGGCCAGTTCACGTTGACGTTCAATGGGCATACGACGCCGCCCATCAACGTGATCCCCGGAACGTACCCGAAGGGTGCCGACCTCACGCCGATCGTGCAGGCGCTCCCCTCGATTGGCAGCGGTAACTGCACGGTCTACGACGACATCAACCAGGCCAATATCATGGTCTGGCAGGTGGTGTTCACCGGAGCTTTGCAAGGCGAAGCGCTGCCGTTGATGACGACCAACACGGCTCCCGTGCCGCCGTCGAGCGGCGTTCAGTATCAGCTCCAGGGAACGCCCTATGTCGAACTGAACATCGAAGACCAGATCATCACCTACGGGTCTGGCGGCGGCGGCGGTGCGACGGTCAACGAGGTTCAGCAGATCACCCTGCCGCCTGGCACAAGCGGCGGCACGTTCACGATCACGCAGGGAGCCAACACGACAGCGGCGATTGCATGGAACGCTTCGGCTTCGGCCGTGCAGGCCGCACTGATCGCAGCCTGCGGCGCCGGAACATTCAGCGTGTCGTCGCCGTCGGCCTTGTCGTACATTTGCACGTTCACGGGAAGCCTGGGCGGCGTCTCGCAGCCTCTTTTGACGGTCAACACGGCGTCTCTCCTGGGCGGCATCGTCACGACGGCCATCATCGTGCAAGGCACGCCCGGAGCCAGCGGCGTGCAAACGCTCACGCTCTACGGTGCGACAGGCGGTACGTTCACGTTGAGCTATGCCGGGCAGACAACCTCGGCCATCGCCTACAACGCCACGGCGGCCACAATCCAGTCGGACCTCCAGGGACTGTCGACCATCGGTTCGGGAAACGTAACGGTCAGCGGAAGTGTCGGCGGCCCGTTCACAATCACGTTCGGTGGTGCCTTGGCGAACACGCCTGTCTCGACCATTACGGCAGATACGTCGCTCCTTATTGGCTACGTGGCTCCGAGTCAGCTCACGCTCGACACGCCGTACCTCGGGGCCAACGCTTCCGGCATCAGCTACCTCATTCGACCGGCACCTGCCGAGCGGAACCAGATTTACTTCTCGGAGTCATTCGAACCAGAAAGCGTGCCGGTCACGAACACCATCAAGGTGCAGACCTTCACGATTCGTGACGACGAGATCGTGGGCCTGATCGTCTACGGCGGCTACATGTACATTATGATGTCGCAGCACCTGTTGCGATTCGATTACACGTCGAACCCGCTGTTCGACGGCTACGCCAGCCTGGCGGCCGAACGTGGAGCGTTCAACAAGTTCTGCGGCGACATGAACGACGACATAGCGTTTTTCATGGATCAGGAGGGTGCCTATGCGATGATGCCTGCTCGGCAGGTGGGCAGCAACGCACTCATGCAGGTCCAGCCGCTTTCTGACGCCGTGCAGGACTATTGGCGGGACGGCAAGATCGACCTCTCCAAGAGCAGCCATTTCTGGGTGAAGTGCGATCCGGTGACCGAAGTCGTGCATTTTGCCGTCTGTCTCGTAGGCGACACGTCGAACTATCCGCAGCAGGCATTGACCTTCTCGATGCGTACCGGGGCATGGTGGTTAACCCAGTGGCATGAGCCGATGGCGTCGGGAGCCGTCTACCCGGTTTCTGGCAGGCGGCGGCCTCTGTTGGGCGGTGCGAGCGGACTGGTTCACCTGAGCGGGCAAGGCACGGCCGATGGAATCGACAGTACCAGCGAACTCGGCACGATCACCGGCACCGTGACCTCGGCAACCGCCAACACGCTGACCGATTCGACGGCCAGTTTCTCGGCACACACGATCGGGGCTCCGGTGGCGATCGTTTCCGGCACCGGCAAGGGCCAGAA